TTAACCTATCGTGTAATACCAAACCGTATAGGTATAACGATAGGTTTAAAGTGGAAGCAAAGCCTAAAACCGTTTGGAACCCAGCCCAACAAGATCTTCAGTTTCACTCTTGTCGTGAAGATCGTGTTCATCATCTAAAAGAGTATCGCACAGTGTTCGGACCGTTTTTTATGAGTAAAACCAATATGTATGCTACGGATATTGCTGGCTTGCGAGGCGCAGTTAGGAGACTAACTTGCGTCCGCGAGCCTGGCATTCCGGGGTATCATGAGCAACTTAAACGGTTACAAGATATTTGTCAGGAAAGGTTATTCTTCCTGCCGGGCTTCCTCGCCGAAAAATCGCGTATATTGCGGGGAATATACAATGGTGTCGTCTATTCCGCTGAACAACTACGTCAAATTTGGACCGACCAACCACACCCAAAGAAACTTTTGCGGGCACGTGCTCGTAGAGCCATTTGGGGGTCTGGCCGTACCACTGGACCTAGAGTTAAGCGAGTTAGTTATAAATGTAAGCCTGGGGAGTTGCTCCCAGACGGTAAGTATTTAAGGGCGGTGGGTGATCTTACAACACCAGGGTCCACCGCCGGAGGGTATATAATGGATATGGTTAAGGGTGCTTTTGAAGTAGCATACTCAATCGATGGTAATTTGATGCGATTTGTCAAGACTCCTGCAAAGGACGACTTATCACGAGCCTTTCAGCAATTGCACAATCCAGTTAAGAGTACTTTTGTGTTCTTTTCTGATGATTCGTGCTTTTCGTTCAGGTGTCGAGATGGAGTCTTTATGTGCAATTTAGACATTTCTCAGTGCGACGGGTCAAATTTTGACGTCGTTTTCCAACTTTTGAAAGGTATCATGCGACAAGATGGTCGTTTTAATCTTGATATTGATGCTATTTTCGCGCAGTGTTTGTTGCCATGCGTAGTTCGTAACCCGTTTTCTAAGGAGAGGGTTACTTTCACACCGCGGCACTACACTTTGTATTCCGGGTCGGTACTCACCACCTCCATTAATAACACGGCTAATTCTCTAATATGGTGTTCCATTCTCCAGTATTGTACTGGCGATCTATATATGAGAGATATGCCCTCACTTATTGCTTTTGCCGCAGCCCAGGTTGGGTTTATAGTTAAATGCATTGTTGCTCCCACGGTTGAGCATCTTCAATTTCTAAAACATTCTTGCTCCATTGTGGACGGAGTTTATACCCCATGGTTGAATATCGGGGTTATGCTACGTTCTTTTGGTATGTGCAAGGGTGATCTTCCCGGAGTCCGAGGCGTTCGTCGCCCTTCCGTGCAACTTCGAGCTAGTGCGTATTTAAGTGATGTCGTACGCTCGTGGGCGCATGGGGGTGACCATTTAGTCACAGATTCCTTTCGCAACCGGTTCATAATTGAACAGCGTTCCAAACTGCGTGGAGAAGAGAAGAGGACCCGAACCTTCCGTGGTGCGGTCGAATATCCTAGAATCCCTTTAGAGTATATTGCCAATAGGTATGGTTTGTGTGAGTACGAGTTGGAAGAGCTTGTTGCTCTTGTTTCAAGTTCCCAGTTCGGACACGGATTACACACACCCGCCGTTGCCAAGATTCTATCGATTGATTATGGTTATTAAGACCGTCTTACTCGAAGCGCTAAGGCGCTATATAAAACATGTATTCCCCTATATATCCACGCAGGCGCTAATATGCGTGGTTTCCCTTAACAAACGACCTCTTACGGAGAGCTGGAATGCTCTGTCGTGC